TCAACATCATTATCTTCTATGACACCATTGTAGATTGTATCTTGTCCTAGTGTAGAATCTTCTAAACCATTAGTTGATATTATGTCTTCAAATGAATATAAAACATCGTTACGACGAAAATTTTCTTGTCTCAACTCATCCACTCTATCAAGGTATTTTCTCTGTAACTCTGTTACAAAATCTTGATAGAAATCAACATCTTTTAATTGTTCTTTTGTAAAAGGCATTATTGACTAACCTTAAATGTAAATCCCTCATCGAAATATGATTGTATCTCATCAGAAGTTCCACTACCACTAACTACCTTATAACACAATCTATAGTATCTTTCTGGTTGATAACCATCTAATCTTAAATTAAAATAATTACCAGTTGAATCACAACTTACTTTTGAACCACTTCCATAAGGAACTATCACGTCTTCAGTTTCAGCGTCTTTGATTGAATAAAAAGTACCATCACCACTCGTACTACCACTTGGTAAATATTTTACTGTTAAATTAGCTGGTGTGGTGGAAAACGTTCTTTCAGGAAATCTAGCTCTACCAACTAGTCTAAATTTTGCTATAGATTTTTCATTATACTCAGGTCTTAAACCTTTCATGTAAATTACCATATCTTCTAATTCTGTTGAACTTAGTGCTGATAAAGAACCAGTTATCCACTTAGAATCATCCCACTCTACCTCTAACGTTGGTGGATATTTTGTGTGGGTATCGGATGAAAAGAAAGAGAAGTTACCAAACCTAGTTGTATTACCCTCTTCCACATTAGTATCTAAATTACCAATACTACCACTTCTTTTAACTATAAATCCTTCATTTGGTGTAGTTGTACTTAACCACTTATTTACAATATCAGTAACATCCATTCTCATATCACGTGTTCTATGTCCAAATGAATGAGAAGCCTCAAAACCACTACCACTAAACCAGGTGGCTCCAGATGCACTAATTTGTGAGTCCCATAACTGACCATTTATTTTACCAAATCTAAAAGTCCAACTACAACCCTCTGTTGTTATTGGATTGTCATAAGACCTACCATCACCCATCGTCCAAGACTGACTAACTGGATAAGAATACAAACTTTGTGATGTAGCTAATTCAGTTGGTTTTGCGTCAAATAAATTTAAATAATATTTTGGATTGGTAATTAAACCACTTTGTACCGAAGAAGATATAAATGATAAATCAAATTTTATAAGTATTCTTGATACATCAACTGAACCACCAGTTGGACTAATATCTTTTCTTATTTCTAATACTTCATCTAAACCAGCATTTAAACTAGATGAGGCCTCATAAAGAGTTGTATCTTTTTCTGCAAATTCAAAATAATGCATTTATTAATCTCCACTTGACAAGTTATCACCAACAACTTTACCTTGAATATCAGAGTTGGGAAACTTTACTTCAAAAATACTTGGGTCTAATGCTGTGTATAGAACACCATCTATTAAACTTGAGTCTATATTATAAAAATTACCAGAGTAACCCTCGGCCATTTTAAATTTATTTTCAATCACCACAGGTAATTTATTTGGATTATTTTCAACTGGTGGTACAATAGAAGCTACACCATTTACTAATGAAAGTTCATAAGCTATATCAGATAATATTATTGGTTGTCCTATTTGCCATCTATCAATATTAAAGAAATCTTTTACAGTTGATACACATCTTAAAAGAACATCATTTTTGTTAAATCCAACTTTTGTTAGAATTGAAAATTTAACACCAATATTAATAACATAAGCATCTTTAATGTTTACAGCATCAGTCACTAATCTAAATTGTGATAAATAAGTTTTTAAATTTTGTTTTACCGTGTTTGAAATATTTACTAATTTTTTATTAGAATTGTAACCCAATGTGTGCATACAAATAGCTAAAGGATTTTGAACAGTTTTACCCTCTAGGTTTAATTGTTCATCTTGTACAATGTGAACCTTCGCAATATTACCAAACCTTTGTGGTAAGGAATAAGCTCTAACAATATAATCTTCTTTAGTTACGGCTCTACTTTGTGCTTGATAGTAAGCTAAAGCACTTTCTCTAACTTCTCTAATCGACTGTCCCGAGCTCCCGCCGCTAGCTGGTTTTGGATTTGTAAATCTAATTGAGTCTTTTGATTCTTGAACTAACGCGGATGATAAATTACCATCTTGTATTTCAAAACTTATACTTGATATACTCGTGATATTATTAGATTGAACATTGTCATCAACACCACCACCAAAAGAATATGTAAAAGTTAGGGTTGTGTTTGATGGTGCTAAACCAAAGGCTTCTGTTTTTAAAAAATTACTTGGGTCAAAAGCTTGACCTAGTTTAGATGGACTACCTGGTAAGTTAGAACCTACTGAATCTGGATTTGGTATTATTTCTTCATCAGCATTATCACTAACCCCAGCACCAAATCTAATTAAAGTCTCGTCGTTTTGATTTATGAAAGTAGTGAATCTACGAGAAGTCTTTTTTAATTTTAAAATGTAGGGTGATACTTCTCTACTGATAACTGAAGTGGGGTCATTATCAACGTTATTTTCTATTTCCTCAAATACAGTATCTCTAGCTAGAGAATCAACTTCAGACCAACTATTACCATCAGTATCTACGCAAGAAATAATTTCAATTACATCTGAATTACCTAATTTAATTTCTTTATATTTTTCAGATGTACCAAATGTAAATCTCTCAGTAGCTACATTACCACTTTCAGCTTTTATTTTTTTCTTTAATAAAAACTTTGTGGGTGAACCACTATCGGTTTCAAATATTTCTATCTCTCTTGTGTCAAAAGAACTTGAAAATTTAAAATTACAATCTTCTAATGTTCTAAAGGTTGTTCCTGTACCCGCAGATGTTATTTCTGTTCCAGCTTTTACGGTAAGAGCATATCTAAGGTCTGGTTTTTCGTCTACGGCTGGAACAGTTTGAAACACGTCAAGTATGGTGGTTGCGGGTGACGTTGTTTTTGGTTTATAACCAAACGACTGAGCTATGTTATACACATTCCTTTTTTCTTCAGCATATGCTAAAAGAGACTCTCTAAATTGTGAATCTATGTAATACGATAGAACATCACCAACATAAGCCGCCATTTCAATAAACATCATACCAGGTGAGGATTCATTAAAATCATTATGGGTGTTTGGAAAATATATTTTTGCAAACTCAATTAAATTATCTCTAAAATCATTAAAATCTTTGTTAAGATAATTTACTTGTTTAACCACATTTTTATTTACACTTGTTCTTGCCATTTTTTATTCCTAATATCCTGAACCACCACCTCCACCACTAGAAGAACCCCCAGTTCCAACTGCTGCGGTAATACCAGCGGCACCACCACCAGCTTGTATAGTGGTTTGAGCTATAGCCCTATTTAAAGATGTTGTATATTTCACTCTAACAATTATTTTACTTTTATCACCATCATCAGTAAGTGTCTCAACACTAACAACATTTATATATGGTAACCATCTTTCTAGTGACCGTCTAACTTCTCTATCAATCTTACTTGGTAGTTCATCATCAATCTGTTCAAAACATAAAGCTCTTAAATTACTACCAAAAGTTGGTTGTCCCACCCTTTCACCTGGAGTGGTTAACAATAAGTTATTTATGTTATGTGATGATTGTTGTGTTGAATTTTTCGTAGTGGTAAAATCACCAGTTTTATTACTTCTGGTCATAGGAAGTTTCAACCCTACATCTTTATTTGGATTTATATCTACTTCCCTTGCTGACATTACTTACCTTTCTTATTCATAGCTTTCATCAAGTCACTATAATCACGAGTCAACGCGTTAGTTAAAGCTTCAGGTACTTGACTTGATTTGACTCCAGCTTTTTTGAAACTATCCACGGCTACCATGTCTCTTTTAACGTCTTCTGTTTTACCATATCCCATCAACTCAGCCATTCTAGTTGTATCAAAAGCCCCACCACCTAAAGTTGGGTGTTCTGATTTCTTTACTGATTTAGTTAATCCAACCGTCTCATTCAATACATCATTTAATGATTTATCTTGAGTATAGGTAACTTTTTTTTCTTCTTGAGGTTTAAGTTCAATAACTGGTTCGGATACTTGTTCTTTTATAAATATCTTTTTAACCTCTTTTTGCACCTCACGTTTAACTACTTCTCGTATTATTTTTACAAGGTCTTTTTTAGTCATAATAACTCCTATTGTGTTTTAACTTTTGTACTTAAAATATTTTTTAGTTTATTTCTTAAATTGGTAAATTCAAGTACATTTACCGCTGGTGATGTAGGTGAACCTGGAGCAACACCAACAAAAGTTGCACTTTCTAAAGCAGATATCAAGTCTTCAAATAACTCTAATAAATCATCACCCTTTACAACTGGTTGTAAATCACTTTCTACTGCGGTACCTAATCTAATATCACTTCCTTTAATAAATATTCCGTCACTTTTTATTAGTACTTTTTTTCCTTCTATTTGTTGGTCATCAAACTTTTTACCTCGTAATCCATCTGAAGTTAAGTATATAGAACTATCATCAGTATCTATATTTTCTGAAACTATATTGTCATTACTTGTATCGATATTATTTCTTATCAATATTGCTGGTTTATTACCATGACCATCAAAATGTATAGACTGACCAAATCTACCTTGAAATAGGGTACAACCTTCACCTATTTCTAACTCTTTTACATCCCTTCTTTCAAATGTCTCACCATACTGTGTATTTTTTTCGTATATACCTGATGCACCTGGTATAGAGTTTTCATTTACAGAACCTTTACGATTTATAATACTCGTATAAAA